CCCGGCTAGCGCTCCTGGGTACTCCCCCTTCCCCAGTTTCTGACAATGAACACCGTTCACTTAATGGGCGCTTGTCGCTAGATGAAGGCCATTCATTAGTGAAAGTTTACATAATGCCTATTATCGGACGCATTATTTCAGGGGTTGACTCGTTGCCCATGCTTGTGGTAGTCGCGCGCTCGTGAGCTATATATATAGGTGAGGGATTTGCTATTTTTCCTAGGGTATCGCCCCCTGTAGAGAAGCATGGCCCTAATAAACCTCAACCTAAACCATCCCTATAACCTGCCCTATCTAGTCTATAGACCTATGCCCTAGGATGCGCTTAGAGCACTTCTGACGGGCTTTAGGGTCTTAGCCTTAGTCTGGTACCTAAAATCTCGTTTGGAACATTGGCCTTCAGTGCAGCGTTTAGAAGTTTATGAAAATAATTTGCCGAATTGCTTGACGTATCGAAATAACTAGTATCTAATAAAACCACATCATAGCTAATAAGTTATGCGCTCTTTTACAACTCGGCACTAGAACCTTCAAACGTGGGGGGCTCGACAAGGGTCTTACGCTAGTAGATGAGGGTGAGCATATCAAAGCTCACATGGTGTCAGTTGCTTTCGGAGTGGCTGATATGTCCCAAGGTGATAGAGTTCAAACCCTATCGCTGACATGTCGCAAAGCTATTCATTGACAATCAAACCCTACCAGACCATTCAACAAAACATCTTTATAAGTGTGCGGATAAGCACTTGATAATGTGGACACGTACACAAGTTTAGCCTGTTGCGTTGTATGCAATGGTAGGCAAACTCTTTTCTTTATCCCTAGTTAGTCAATTGGTAGGCATAGGCTTATGCCTATGCTCTACCTTTTGACTGGCGACCAAAGTGCATAATACTTATGTGCTTTGGTTGCTAGTCAATCCCGATTAGCAAGGTAGACGGTTGTACCGTCAAAGGGGTTAAAGATGAGTAAGAAGAAAGTACAGACTAGCGTTGAAACAAAAATTAGTCAATTCACTGTAAAGGTCGCAAGACAAGTGGTGGATGGCATTGACAACGGTATAACAACTAGCCCTGATAATACCTATCAGGTATTAGACGGTAAGGCCTACTTGAATTCTAATTCAAAGTTTGGTTCGGTTAGCCTAGACGACCTAGATTACATCTCTAATGAGGTAAGCATGGTTTTATGGGGCGCAGGCGTAAAAAACCTTACTGGCCCTACTAAGGGTAAGGCATCAAAGTCACAGGCTAGAAGCTACGTTTTACACGTAGCGGCAAAGCTATTCAGGCTACTTATTGAAGCTGAGGAGCATGACGAAATGGAGATGCTAGTGCTCAAGCAGCTTGTTGGTAATAACTATCAGTCTATACGCGACAATAGGGACGCGGCGGAGCGTGAAAGACAGCGCATGCAACGCGCTAATAATATCAACAAGACATTGGAGTCAGTGAACAAACTAGATAGCTCTATCTTAGAGCAACTATCCGGATTAACTCCAGAGCAACTGGCAGCAATGCTAGCCAAGGCGTAAAGGGGTATTGCCCTACTTAGGTAGGGTAGTGCTTAGGGTACATATATGTAGTGTATGTGTATCCTAAGGACTAATAAGAAAGGGGTATTATGTTAGATCAACATGACCGTATAGCGGAGATAGCTCCATGGATTAATTATCAATGGGAGATCCTTACTATCACATTTGTGGTAGTAGGACTCTTCCTTTGCTTGGGTGTATACCTAAGTGAGGATGATTAAAGTGGGGCCCTAGGCTGCAAGCTTCTCTTGTAGTCTAGTGCATAAAGCACTACAGGACTAATGAATAGGGCTTGTGGTCCTAGCTTAGGCTAGGGCTTCAACCTCTACATATTAGTAGAGAAAGAAAGGGGTAGTATGAATATAGAATTTGAGCGTAGATGCAAAATCTACGAACAAGAAGACAGTGGCAAAGTCGATATAGGCATGCGCTATGCCGTATTCATTAATCATGAGTATGAGGGAGACCTTGTACTCATGAGAGATGTGCATGGTGTATCTATAAAGCTTGAAACATTCAAAGTCTATGAGTCTATGGAAATAGACTACAGGGACTCAGGCTTCATAACCGAGAGTGAGATGCTGAAGTTGGCTGCCTATGAATTAGCGCAGGGCTATGACGCTGCATACTTTGAGATGAGCGCTAATGTTTGATGACAACAAAGTATACTTCATAACAGGACGTAAGCTCAACAGGCTATTGCGTCTATGTGAAGCAATACACAAAGGTAAATACAAGTACCCATTAGATATAGCTAAAGAGATCGGTGAAGGCGTTGGTCTTTACTGGAAGGATGAATGGATTACTAGTGACTAGGGCTTATAAGCCTAATGTAAATTAGGCTTATAACCTCTACATATTAGTAGAGAAAGGGAGGGGGTATAAGAAAACATAAGCTGTTTATGTATTGGAAAAATGGGCAATGGCATGGACCTATTAGGCTTAAGAAGCCTATGGGTTCCTGCCAAGCGCAAAGTTTCCTTAAGCAAAACTATGGTGCAGAGAAGATAATGATAGCTGCACCTAATTGGGAGAAGCTATGAGACTACAAGTAAAACCAGCATATGGCAAAGACTATAAATCCAAGAAGGCAGTAATGGAAGCATGGAATAACAATAAAGACTTCATAATCCTTACTGTATTCTCCCCTCATTGCGGGAGGTATATCAATAAGCAGGATGCGGATGATGCAATACCAAGCATAGAGGTAAGGTATCAAGGGCTAACAAAGCTAGTAATGCTAGAGAGGGGTAAGCACTATTAGGTAGTAGGCGTAGCATAAGGACATCCTTGTGCTACTGCTAGTGTCTATTAGTTAATTAAAGAAAGGGGTAAAAATGTTTTCATTAAAAGCTAAGAATGGAACCATAGTAGATGTACCTGTTGAGCATATCAACGGTATGGAATGTGCTGGCTACTGTATATACTGTGGAGAAGAAGCCTACTGTGTTGAGCCTGATGCTGAGAAGTATGGGTGTGAAGAATGTGGTAAGCGCGGTGTATATGGTGCTGAACAACTCCTACTTATGGGGAGGATAGCATAATGAACCACAATAAGAAGATGGATGCTAAGGCTTTAGTGGCTACACTATCTAAGTATGTGAACGTTATGTCACACTCGAGAGATGAAGTAGCCAAGGAAATACTTAGAGAGCATAGGACTCTACAGCAATCAATGTTTGGGCTAATGCTCTATGTCATAGAGCAGTGGTCTAAGCAGGAGCATTACGATCTTCGTAATGAGTATACTATTCAATCATCTAAGAAGATAATGGAAGTGATGCACGATAGTCACATGCCATTTATATAAGGGGTAAAGCATGAAGCATGAATACTGGATGTACTATATAGGTGACGTGGAGTATGGGCCTATCGATAAAGGTAAGCCTGTTACTGCAAAGGAAATAAAAAGGTACATAAAGAAACGTCATGAGACTACAGGGGATATAAGGGTAATGCCTTATACGCCTTGGTGGGAAATGAACTATACACATAGTGTCACGGAGATTAGTACTGCAATGTGGAGGGATATTAATGCTAAGGAGAGTAACGTGTAGGTCGAAAGGCCAAAGGGTAGCAACCTTAATAGTGCACCTGTTAGGTGTATATGAAGCGCTAGTATTCGTAGCTACCTTAGGCAGGTATCAACCTGCTTGGGGCAAGCTTGAGTTCCTAGTGTCTGATATCTGCGACAAGCTGGAGGGATAATGAAACACCTTAAAAGGGTAAAGATGCAAGCTATGTGGCTTTTGCACCTACATAAGCATAGCAAAGGTCTAAGGGCAGTTGACATCAACCCCTTATTGAAGACCATACATGAGCTAGTCAACACCTACGTCAAGGATGGCTACATCTTTGACTATGAGATTAGGAAGCGAAGTAGAGAAGAGGTGCATAGGTTAGGAAGGATGGAGGGGTAATGAACGGACATAAGAATTGGAACCATTGGAACGTATCGCTATGGTTATTCAATGACGAAAAGCTATACAGGCTAATGGTTGGCATAGTAAGGCTGAGTTCTACTAAGGACCAGGCTGCTGGGTTGATACTTGGCTACTTACCAAAGCGTACACCTGATGGAGCACCGTATACTTATACTAGTGTAAGGGCTGCGTTAGTGGGATGGGAGGATTAGAGGGTAGTGTGATAGGCATGAGGTAACTCGTGCCTTGAGCAGTGTCTTATAACTAAAGAAAGGGGTAAGTTATGAAGTTCTATGAAGGTCCAAGTGAGATCACCAGTGACATTATCATGGGGTATGTTGGGGCATACAAGCGTCCTAGTAGAAATACTAAGACAGGTAAGATGGTCCAAGTTGGTGTCATGGCTAAGGCTGAAAGGCCTAATGTAGCACAGGAGACAGGCTTAGATCGTTCGGTATGTGATAACTGCTCAATGCGTCCATTGATACATGGCAATGGTGTCGCCACTAAAGAGACCATAGACGGCAAGAAGTCTTGCTATGTTAACACTGGCTGGAAGGCTAGTCAGTATGACATGTTGCAGAAGCAGGATGTTACTTATGATGATGCTGTTAGTATCATCAAAGACAGTAAGTTTCCTATTCGCTTTGGCGACTATGGTAACATGTCAGCTATTCCACGAGAAGTAATTGAGCCAATACTTAAGCTCACTAATGGTAGGCATACTATGTATGACTGGCGTTGGGCTAAGGCACCCTGGCTTAAGCATTATGCACAAGCAAGTGTAATGACTAAAGACCATGCACGTACTGCCCAGGCTATGGGATTCAAAACCTTTAGACAGGGTACAGAGAGAATGAAAGGAGAGGCATGGTGTCTCTACTATAAGAATGGTACGCAATGTGCCGACTGTTTACTATGCAATGGTAAGCAAAACATAGTGATACCTAATCACTAGAGGAGGGGTAATGGAGAAGGAATTAGTAGTGAAGATATACTGCACCGTAACAAAGGCGCAGGTCATGGAGCTATGTGCTGAGCACGATGTATCATGGGAAGATATCTATGATGAGGCTTGTGATGAGGATACTCTGAGAAGCTACATAGAATACGAAGGGCTACAAGATATAAACGTAGATGAAGAAGAGTACATAGAGTGGTGTATAGATAACTATGAGGAGGGGTAATGAGGGTAAAAGATAGGTTCCCAAGCTCACACGAGCGAGAGGTACTAATCAAGTGGGCTATGTCCTTAAGGGCAAGAGACCTACAGAATAAGTATAAGCAGGATGCAGTACGCATGTACTTCCTAGTAAAGATGTTTCCTGACATGAAGGCAGGGGAGATTGTAGAGATAGTGGAGGGGGAATGAAACCATATAAGGGTAGAGAACTAAGAGATAACCAGAGGGTAAGGGTCTATAGAAACCTGAACAGAGGGGGCTATTCAGTGCTCTCTTGGGAAGGCCCAGATAAAGGGTTAGTAGTAGCCCATTGCGATACTATAGCCCTGTATTCTGCTAGGTTTATAGTTCAGAAGTCAGGCTGGCAAAGGTTCTGGGATACTGGGAGAAAAAATGTCCACGCCTATGTAGAAGGCAATGTAAACAATCCACCTGGAGTGGTTAGCTCTTGGGGTAGGGTAGTATATGAACCGCTTGTTAGGCCAGCCTTCCAGCTAAGTGTAGGAGGACGACGCAACTATTCAATAACAGCAGCAAACCACGTTGTCATGCAGGAGAGCATAAGGGTAGGAGGTGCCATTGAACTATCGACCGGGGCAGTATAAAGCTTCAGAGCTTATAGAGATACTGTCTAACTATGAGGAGGACTTTCATGTCTTCCGCATTGAGTACTACTACATAAACAAAGCTATACATATATCTGGAAGGACACCGACCAGGAGGTATAGAGATACATGGACTAGAAGAGGAGGTAAGTTTGTCAGAAGAGAATGCACAAGAGAAGAGTACCAAGCAAAAGCAAAAGCAGCGCTTGATAGTCTATCATCCCAACGGTGATACTACATATACCACTGATTGGACTAAGGAGTTTGACTTAGCAGAGGTAGTCTACCTTGGGGACTATGTCCTTATAGTGGACGAGAATGCCAAGCTAAGGAATGAACCCATCAACCCAACAGCTACAGCTATATGCATAATCTATGGAAGAGATGCAATCATAGCTGGAAAAGCAATACACATGCATAGGGATATGCTGTATGAGGACATCTTAAATGATTAGTTATATAGGTGATGTAGAGAGTTTAATGAGGTTCTTGCAGAATGAAGACGCTGATAAGGAGAATGGCGTATGGAAACTGCAAGGGCATATGGTATTCAGGGGAGCGCAGGTAAGTATAGACGGGCATGCATCCTACTTTAAGAAGGGCAAGGCTATACTGCTTACCCCTGCATTAATCAGGAGGGTCTATGGCATACAGCATACGCCATGATATAGCCATGTCCAGGTGGATCATAGAGAAGAACGGAAGGCCAGTGTATTTCAAGCCAACCTACGAGGAGGCTATAGATCTCCTTGAACTTCTGCGCACCCTGCATCCAACTGTATAGTTAAGCCTACATCATTAGGCAATTCAAAATCACAACCAAATAGAAATAAAAGTAATAAGTATCTCATACCTTAATGTAACACTGCACGCTAGTGAAGATACATATATATGTGTGAGGTATAAAAACCGGAGGGATTATGAAGAATCATAAGTGGACATCTCAAGAACGTATGGCTGCGTTGCAGGTATACCTAAAGACAAGGAAGCTTAACCAGTTCTGGGCTGAGCAGTCTAAGACAACCACTGACAGAGATATATTCTGCGGCATAGCAGTGTCTCTATACCAGACCCATGACATCAAGGTAACAGCAGATGCTGTTAAAAGACAGATGGACCAGAGCTATCTAAAGCAAGTGCTAGAGCAGAAGAAGCTAGATAGGGAAGAGATAATGAGACAGAAGAGGAACACGGAGAATGAGATACATCAACTAGAAGCAATGATAGCGTGCTTATAGTACGCAGACATATTGACTCATGGCATACCCTATCTGACCCATACCCAGTGTATGGTGGATTAAATAAACAACCTTATATAGAATGCACTAGGTGTGGGGAGAGATGGGCTATGGATGATAAGATTGCAACAGCTTTAGAAATCGAGGGAGACTCATCATTAATAGTTCATGCCCCCTGTAAACATAACGACATGGATCACTAAAGGCCATGCGTATTGTCCTACCTTGTACTGTCTCAGCTTCTAATAGTCCCACCTTATATTCACATACCACAAAGGCAGTACTCCTATCGTCCCTGATGATGGCTACGGGTATCCTACCATCTGTATCACGTTTAGCCTGTTTCAATGCCGCTATGGGTGAAGGCTTTCTACCCCTTTTAGCCTCTATCCAAAAGTGCGGTATGTCCACATCAGGGACGACCCCACCCATTCCTTGCTGACCCCTGGCTACACGATAGTTAGGGAAGATAGGCTTGAATAACTTGACTAGATGACGCTCGAAGTCATGCCCTTTACGTCTAGAAAGCATAGGAGACTAGGCGGAGAAGAGGGTAGTTAGCATGAAAAGGGGTGTAAACATGCTGATGTACACCTAGCCCCCTATGCTAGAAAGGTGCGGCCAAAGACCGGATGTAAACATTAGTGTTGTCACCGTTAGTTTGTACGGCAATATCGACTTCCTTATCAAGCATAGACTCTAGGTCTACCTGACCAGGACTCTCAAAGCTTTGGTCCAAGATAATCTTAAGCTCACGCTTGAGCATGCCTCGGGTCTTGCTAGTCTTGAGACTGCTAACCTTCCAGACCATACGCCCATCACTAAGCTTCAAGCCATATGATAAGTATGGTACGCCACTCTTACTACAGCGCCACTCTACCCTGTCTATCTTGGCAGTGTAGTCACCATCCTTGATGCCGTCCTCATCCTCATTCCAGTCCTTGTCATAACCATTAAAATCAAAACCACCTAGATTCATTTAGCACCCCTAATCGCCTTAGCAAAAACATTCCAATCCATGGGTATAATGTCATCGACAATCTTATGACGACACCCCGCTACATACTCTCCATTCTCAGGAGGAGATGTGTAAACTACACGCTTACCTTTGTGCATGTCAAACCTTAAGATGAAGTCTACATCACCTTCAGTCCATTCCTTTACGCTACCACTAAGGTTAGGCCCCAGTACGCATAGCTCACCTGTCCTAGTCTTCTGGACTCTGCCCTTCTCATGGGCAACTAAGATCAACATCAAAGGCAAACTCTTTAGTGCAGTGAATACCCTGCGCCATTCGCTATTAACTAAGCCATAGCCCTTACCAAAGGACATGTCACTAATATGTTTCACGTTAAACTTCTGGCATATGTAATCTTCACACATGCCTTGTAAATTCCCAAGCGTATCAACAGCGACTGCGCTATAGGGATATTCCTTCTCAGCCTTTAGCGCCTTCACCACGTTGATGAAGTCCTGCCATGTGGTAATCAGGTCAGTCTGATAGCATTCAAGCCCTCCTAGACCCCTCTCTGTGGGGATTACAAGCGGATTCACCGCGCATGCCCAGGTTGATTTACCTATCTTGGGTTTACCATAGATTAAAAAGGTAAGGTCTTTAGGGTCTAACCCTTTAGGTGTTTTTCTTTTCGGTAGCATTACCCAACTCCTCATGTGCCACTCGCTTGTCATATAAATAGCTTACTGCATCTCGGTTCCTAGCTTGGCACATAGATAGGTACTCACAAGGCCTCTTCCACTGAAAGCAATTGTTAGTATTCCGATATCCAGCAGCATCCTCAGTAGCTACCTTAAACATATCATGGCCCATAATCCAAGTTTCTTGTAGTCGATGGTGTATTATTTCTTCCTCGATGGGGATAAACTCCCGTAAAAACATAGGCTTAGAGTCGTACTGGGCTAGCACCTTGGCCATGAGTGATACGTCTGTATCGTTCTTACACCACTTGAGTTGTGACTTTCCTAGCACATCATACAATGCCCCTTCGAGCTTAATGTTATTAGCCCGACCAAAGTAGTAGGCATAGAGTTGTATCTGCGCGTCATACCATACCTTTTGTATGTAGCTATCAGACACATAGCCAGCGGTCTTATGTTCTAAGATCCAATACTTCCCATTCCTCTCTATGAGACCATCTATCTTACCACCAAACATAATGTGAGGACTCTCCTCACCAGTGTCTGGATTGTATAAAGGAGTAGAGAACTCTATCTCTGTACCTACTATATTGAATGGGTCTTTATCCCTAGGGTACTTCTCAAAGTACTTACTAAGCATGGCTAGGGATTTGACTTTGGCTTCAGCTTCCTTCTTCTCATACATAGAGAAGGCCTCTGTCTCCCTTGCGTCCTTGAGTAATTGTTCTTCAGACTCTCCATTGAACCAGCGCTCGAGGTACTCATGTATAAATGTACCAAAGGTTAGGTTAAGAGATGGCACCCCTTTCTTAACTAACTCTTCTACATATCTGTACTTATAGGCTCTGCGGCAGGAGAGGAATTTACGGATTGAGCTTTGAGTTATTTTGTATTGCAATTGTAAGTTCCTGTATTGCTTTAGTATTATTTGCTTGAGTCACTTCAAGCTTATCCAATACAGACATATTACGTTGCAAAAAGTCAATAAGGTCAGCGCGCTGTTGAGGTATGAGCTTAGCTAGGACGTAATAAAGAACCCATGCCATCATCCCCGTACTACCTATTTCTAGCATCCAAGTTTCCATGTTCATATCCTAGTATTTGAATGGGTTCTTAGGTTTGTTCTTGTTCTTTTTCTTTTTCATTTGTACCTCATTTGCAGCGGTTTAGACACCCACCCTTGGGCCTCGAATATCTCTCTAACAAATAAACCATCCCAACGTCTAGTGCTTAGCTGTCCGTGGGCTATATGCCCTCGGTAATCACTGTCTTTTACCTTCACTGCTTCACCATAAATACATAGGTTTGGGGGCATTGTTAAAGGTATGTTGTGACGCTCGGACAATAGCTTGGCAAGATAGATAATAGCATCTCGTTGCTTGTGAGTCGGGCGCAGTACACGCTTAGCTCTCTTGTATGGACCCCAGTTCCTAGTAACTATGCGAGTCTTACGCTGTGTATCCTTCCCATTGCTACCCAGATAACGAGGCACTAACAGGTTACAAACATCTACCCCTATTGACTCTTGATTAAAGGGTCCACAATGCACAGTATAATGAGTAGAAGGAACGCATGTTTCGTATATGGTTCCGTCTTCGTCAATGTAGTAGTGACTCCCGTACTTCTTTCGTTCAAGTACTCTGTGACAAGTTGTCGCAGTACGAGTAATACTATCATGCCATACGATAGATTGAGGAGGCTTACGTCGCTTATAGGTATGTGAGCAGCGAAAGCGGGTTCTATTAATGTTATCAGTAGCAGTGTGCTTGATATAAGCAGCAATGGATATGGGACCAAAGTAACCATCTGGATTAACCCCTAACTCTTGTTGAGCTTTGATTATATTAGGACCAGTGATCTTACCATACCTAGCAGTCCATTCTCCTACTAGGTTGTGCTCGTTTAACTGGTTTTCAGAATAGGTTACCATTCACTGACGCAGGTTACGCTGTTGCTTTTGTAGTTATGTGAACCGTAGAACCCAAAGGCCCACTTGTTCCAGCCACCAGTTGTAGTGGCGTTAGGGTTTAAGTCTCCGCGCCCCCCATAGCCATCGGCATCCATTGCAAATGTACCAGTTGCAGGTGCTGGACCCTCTATATATCCAGAGCGTGTTCTTACATAGTCACTTGACCCAGGCTTGGTGTAGAAAGAGCACTTAATCTTAGCCTCAATGGAACCTGTGTTAAGCTTAAGGGTCACAAGAACTGCTACACATTGGTGTGAAAATGTATAAGAAAGCTTCTCGCTAGAGTCTAGATCTATCTCTGCGGTTAGGGGCGTGGCATTACCGTCAGCATCAATCATGGCAACCAGAAGCTTGTCCCCCGACGCAAAAGCCGCTCCACCTGTGGCATGTAGCGTGATTAGTACATCAGTAAAGGGAACCTTGGGGTTCTTAAAGAAGTAGTGACAACTTTCTGTTAGTGTTGGGGTGCTTGCTTTTGCCTCTCTCATTTGTCCTCCAGGGCCTCATACACGGCCTTTGCTGCTCGGGTAGCCTTACCATGTTCTAGTTGCAACCGCTCCCCTAGCTGAAGCAGTATTGTAAATCTATTCTGGTAATCGCCTTCGCTTATTTCGTTGTTAGCATACTTATATTGTAGGTTTTTAATAGCACGCATGTACTTTCTTTGCGAACGCGCACTCATTCCACCTACCCATGCAAGATACTCGTCCATAGGCCATTTCGCCAGCCGTATTCCACCTCTAGTGGCAAGCTTGGCTAGTAGGGGTATCTCGGCACTGTCCCTGCCGAACCTTGGCATGCCAGCCTCTGCCTTGGAGACTCTCTTTTCCCCATACCCTATGCCATGCCATGAGTCTGGCGTTATCATTTGACCTATACCCGTAAAGCTCGGGCTGAAGCGCATAAGGGTTCTTTGTATTATAGCGCTCAACTGGTCACCAGACGTATAGCCCTCAAGCGCTCCACCGTACAGCGCCGTGCCATAGTGATGGTCCTTCCCAAAGATATCTAGGTATGTGCCTAGTATGGGACTAGAGGATAGGCCAACCCGCTTGAACCAGTCGAAGGCAGTTTCTTTCTTCCTCCTTACTTTGGGGAGGTAGTCTGCCCCTGGCACCATCTTCGCGGTGTCCCAGAAGGTTAAGAGATCACCCACATCTCCCGTTAGACGTGCCAAGCTTACCATCTTATCACCCTCGTAGTGCGGGAGCATCTGAGGTATGAGGTCTAGCGCCTCTTCGTCTATGCCTATGTTAGCTGCACTGAGTCCCTTCACATGATCGCCGGCTAATAGCCAGGAGCGCAATCGGTAGGGGTTTTCTGCCATGTACTTGTTGACTTGTGGGAGCATCCTTGCGTTGAATGCTACAAAGGGCTTTCCAAATATGCTACTACGCATCCAGTGGAATGCACCTGCTAGATTCTCATAGTCAGCGTAAGCCTTGCGCACAGCATCTATTGTCTTTCTACGGTTTAGCGCATTCCAAGTCTTAGCCTTCACATGCTCAGCCTTAAGCTTCTTGTACATTGCGTATCTGTAAAAGTCGTCCCCTGCCTGATAGATATTTCCAGGGGTATCCCATAGCAGGTCTTTGGCGAACTTACCAAGTCCGGTCTTTGGAAACTGAGCGTTCATCCCATTGGCATAAATGTCCATGCTGGCGTCTACGATCTTACTAAGTACCTTAGCACCATCCGTTGCCTTAGATAGCGCTGACCCAAAGACACCATTGTAAAGCTTGCCAATAGCCCTGCTAGCCTCTGCATAAGCCTCACCTCGGTGAATTACGCCAAAGCCAGTGCCTCCATGCTGCTCGAACTCTAGGTAGTCCTTGCTCTTCTTAAGCCGGAAAGCCATATCATATGCAGCCGCTGCATAGTATTGCCAATTGGCCGGGTTCCACATCTCCATCTTAGCTAGTGGTGATAGCACCAGCATATTCGATAGAAAGTTGTTCCCATGCGCGGAGGGGCTTAGTATAGTTTTGCTTCCCTTGAACCATGTGTTAACTCTTCCCGCTATGCTTCTATACGCACTTGCCCATCGTCTAGAATACACAATCTCATATGCAACGTTGGGTTCAAGCATGCCGTTCATGGTGCCCATCTTGTTTACCCTTGTGCCCTCAACGATAGGGTTCTCTACTGCTATCAACCTCCTATTAAGGCCAGTGGTCCACCACTCGCCATTGCTGCCCTTGGTTACCTTAGGGAACACTCGCCTCATAGCCCTGGGCATGCTCTCCTTAAATGGCTTCACCTTTCCAAGCGTAGTTAAAGCGGATTCTGTTAATGTGCGATCTGTAATGCCACCCTTGTAGATATCCCGTATAGAGCTTTCTACCCGCTTTGCATAAGCCTTAGCGCTTTCATTAGGCATCTGCTGCAATACAAGGACATGTCCACGCTCGCCCCAGTAGCCAGCAGTTTCCTTGTTGGCTATGCGACTGCCCTCTTCCCATCGCCCATTGTCTAATGGTCTATTGAGTGGCTTGACAACCTGTGCTTCGTCCTGCAAGTCCCTCATTAGTCTAAGGTTTGCGGCTTCATAGTATGCAGTAGAGACATTCTCTGTTATCTCTTTTACCGTGTCCTCCACAAGGTAGAGGTACTCGCCTCTGCCAGCCTTAGCGGGGTCATAATCAGGACGTAGACGAGGGTCTTTCTGCTGCTCAAGGGTCAGGCCTTGCCGCCGCATCTTATTGACCTTCAGGGCAACAGCGTTGATAGCATTACCCCCGGCAAATGCCGCTTGGTCTAGCCTGTCAGCTATGATCTGCACATCATCACCCCTGGTAAAGATATCTTTAAACATCTGACGTGTGCTCTCGAGTGTAGCGGCTATAGTAGAGGATGACTTAGGAACCCAAACCTCTAGGTTGCTAGGGTAATATAGATCATCCAGCTTAGAGGCATCCCAAAAGGCATTCTCCTCTGCCAGCAGTCGGGTCATATGCCGGATATGGTCTATCATAGCCGCACCCTCGGTGTTCATCATCTTCTCGTATTGCTCAAGAGCCTTCCTAGGTATGGGTCCAGTGTAGTCGTCTCTTATCTTATACCTTGGACGCACTATAACCTCACGCTGACGAGGTATGCTTTTGAGTACCCCCTTGGGTAGAAGCTTGCCGAATGGGGTCTTCTCAACTAGCACCTGTTCATTTACAGGGCTACGTGGACGTGACACCTGCTCGTATCTATCAAACGCACGCTTGAACTTGGCATCAGATTCATCTAGCTTCTCTGCAATCTTACCTCGTCTAGAATTAAGAGCATCAATACGCCTACGCACTGACTCTTCAAGCTCAGTAAGCTGCCTTAGCTGCGGTGCGCCCTTTTGCTGCACTAGCATAGCCTCTATGATACGCCTAGCAGCGGGTCCAGGCTCTAGTCCGGCGGCAGTTCTCTCCAGGTCGTCGACCTTAGACATTCCATGCGCTAGCTCTTCAGCGCTGCCCCTTCGCGAGGGCTTTACCCCGTATATTGCTGCAACCATATCCCTAGTAGACATCTTCTTTGGCTTTCCTGTGCGCTTTCGCCACCTCTTTGCCTCCCTGGGGCGGAGGTCTAGGAGAATCTCAAGGGTGGTTGGGCTTAGTAGCCGCATTAACGGCGCTGCCTCCCCGTAGTATCCAGATATCCTTCCCTGTTGCTCCTTAGATGTAAGTCCAACTAGCGATTCAGAAAGTCTTCTCTTGATGTCGAAGATCTTAGTAAGTACCGCTGCATCTTCCGATAAGGTTTCTAGGGTGGTCTTAGCATGCTCTAAGCGCTCATCAATTACGCCTATCCTTTGCTTTAGCTTAGCTCGCATGCCAGTGTTCTTAGCTGACTGTAGAAGCACTATGTCATTAAATGCGCTAGCTATCCTTTGCTCTGACTCTGCCGCTGTATATAGGTCATCCAGGTTGCGCGTAAATGCCGCCTTGTACTCCTCCTGGTCGAAGCGAAGCAGTCTACCAAAGACGGCAACCAACTCATCTCCACCCTTCTTATGCACTGCCTGGAGGATGTTAGCCATCTCCTGACTATGGACAACGGCAGAGCCTTGCATCTCTCTCACTTTAGCAGTGTAGGACTGGACCATGCGCTTATCCCTGTCCCTAGTCCAGTATGCGTACTTGTGCCTAAGGGGAAAGCTTCCCTGGGTGGCTAGTGAAGGGTTCAGAACAGAGTTCTTTATTGAGTTGAAAAGAGTGAAGCCCCCAACAAATGGACTCATCTCACTAAGGAAGTTGCCTAGGTATGCTGCCGTTTCTTCAGCGGCTATAAGCTGCGCTGCGCTTTCTCTAGCTTTACCTCTGAGCTTAGGGTTTATATCTACTTTAACTCTCTGGGCAATGGATAGCTCAAGGTTCTTTATTCGAGCCTTGCGTAGTGCAATCTCATCTGCTGCGTTAAAGTCCTTCTTCCCATGCGTTGCAAGCCTAGCGCTTGCTTCCTTGTATAACCTATTAGCAGAGTCAAAGTTATCGGATGCAGCAAGAAGTTCAAGTTTGCGCTCTTTAACTGCATTCGCCTGACGCTCTGCGTTCTTTCGCAGATTGGCTAGGTGTGATTCATGGTGCGACAGAATGGTCTTTACCCTGGAGCTTACCCACTTAATGTCTTCTATTGTCCTGATATCCCCCCAGGTAGACCTTAGCTCGTTAATGGCTTTAACCGCTGGATACCCATCCCCAAGCAGCAGGTTGTTATCTGCACCCTGTAGAGCACCAAGGAATGGATTCCGCCTAGCCCCTATTAATGCCGTTGGACCCTGCTGCAGTGGACCCTGCACGGTTATAGGAGGAAGGCTTTTAGAGCCATTGGCCTCAAGCAATCCTATCTGCCTCTGAATTGTTGGCGGGACAACTGGACCCTTTTTTGGGAACATGCCAATAGCGTCCTTTAGCTCAGATGCCGCAACCCTCTCAGCATGCACGAAGTCAGCACGCTCCTCCCTAAGAACCCTTGCACTCTCCTTTGCATCAACAGCCAACTTCCGCTCAGCCACCTGCTTATCCCTATAATGCACTCGCAAATTCTCAAGCCTGTCCATCTGCTCCTGAGCAGAGGGCTTACGCTCTCCCGCCTTATAGCGCTGCTCAAGTTCAGATAGCTTTCCAGAAGTCTGTTTGCTTTGCCTATACATGGTGATGGAAGCATGGTCATGCCTAGACTCTATAGACTTCTGAAGCTCGATTGCTTCATCATAATACTCACGAACAGCTTTTGCATTGGCATGGGCCTTTATTTTACTTGCAAGGTTATCCAGGTCTTTAATGTAGGACCGCACAGATGTAAACATCTCTGCGCCAGCCTGCCTCTCTGCCCTCGGTAGCCACTCAGAGTACCCTGATATCTCATCCTGTATAGCCTTGCCAAGAGAACCAGCCTCCTTCAGCCTGTCACTAGCGATCCTCTTCGCTCCCGTCTGGATAATAAGGTCTCTTTCCGCTAAAGCTTTCCCTCCCTCAAGCCTTTCGCTGGCTTTAAGTAGGCCATCAAGCTCCACCTCAGTCTTTTCTAACTTGGCCCTGAGGTCATTGGTTATGGCCCCTGGGACAGGCACTAAGGCATTGGGGCTTTGTGAGCGCAGACGGTCTGAAGCCCTCCTTGGGACAGGCCACTCAATGTCATCCCACGGAACACCCTTGTTAAGGCTATGCTCAGCCTTTTCCCACAGGGCATTGTTAAGTTCTGCTGTACTTGCCCTTGCCTCATATGTCTGCTGCATGTGCTTGGCATATGCCCTGACCGCTGCTTTGGGAACGCCAGCAAACATATAGTAATCCAGCACTGCTTTACCCAGGCCTGGGCGTAGGAACTCACCATAGTCTGTAGCAAAGTCATATGCTCTGTGTGCAATGTGACTAGCCATAGGCGCAGCAATATCTAGGGTAGCCTTGCTCTTCTCTATTGCGCTTTCATCGCCGGCAAGATAACCCGCGCCCTTCCACGCCATTTGCCCAAATGCTATCACTGCTGGAACAAAGTGCTTAACCTCCTCCACGGTATTCTCCATGAAGTCTGAGTACCAGTTGGCATCTGTCCAGAATGCAGCATCGCTAAAGGAGTCGTTATTGAATAAAGCCTCTGAGCCTGTAAGAGCGAGGCCTGTGGCACCATACTGCGTAAGCTTAGCGCCAGCGTATGCACGCCCTTTTAGCCTACCAGAGGTGCGCATCTTATGTAGTTTTCGGCCAGCGTAGAAGGATGTGGCAAACACTACTGCTTTAGTTCCAGCAGTAAGAAGGTCACTAAGGTCACCATTCTTCATGAGCGTTTCTAGCTTAGCGTATTGGTCTGCACCATACTCTATGATTCTGCCGTTAGCATCGTCTGTATCAACGTACCAACGTACACCATCTACCACATCTACAGCAGTTCTCGCGGCAGAGATGACCTGATTACTAACAGGCCTGTCTTCCTCCACTGCTCCAGCTAGAGTGATTAAGCCAAGTAACTTCTGACCTGCACCAAAAAGCTTTCCAGACGCTGTGAGCGAGACACCCTTCTCTATCAGTGGAGCTACATACCCATCACCAAGTCCCTTTTCACCAGACTCGTACATCTTTCTAGACAGGAGGTCGCGATAGAGTATAGCGTCATCAAAGTCCTTCTCGTTTACCCACCAACCACCAGCAAACTTCTTGGTTTTTGTTTTGAATGTACCTACCCTCACATCCCTATCAAGCTGCGGAACCCAGACAAACCGTCCATCCCTGCCAATAATCTCAGAGCGCCCAGGCACATAGTCTATACCCCGCTGGAACTGTCGGTGGACTGAGGCCCCATGCCTAACACCTAGAACCCCACCCAACTCCTCAGACATTGCCCTTTCTGCTGAGAGTAGCTCAGGGGACTTGCCCTCACGAAACCTCAAGAAGGCATCACCGCTAACAGAGTCAAGAGTATCAAAGCCCTTGCCAAGAACTAACCCATCCTTGGTCGCGCCCCGCATCCGCTCCTTGAATCCCCATTCACCAATAGCCTCTTTAGGGAGCAGAACTCCCCTACGATCATCACCAAACCCTAGAGGATACTCGCCGTAATACCCTCTTTGGAAACGAGTGTAGGAGTCTGACACCCTCTGCCTATAGCCCTCTGGCAAATCAGAGGTTAACGACCCTGGCTCAGGCAAAGGGTGCGGATGTAGGGACTCAGGCATATAGCCAGTCTCTTTATATCGGGCATGGTCTTCCCTAAGAGAATCCCAACGATCTACAAAGCCGCCGATGCCTCGACCTATTGCAGACAATACTGAGTCTACCTCTAATGGCTTATAACCCTCTACCTCTAATGGCTTATAACCCTCAACATACTCTGATTCACCATAGCCCTCTACCTCTAATGGTTCATAGCCCTCAACATACTCTGATGAATCATAACCCTCTACCTCTAGTGGCTTATATGGCTCTGTCATGGTTTTTTGGTCTTAGCGTGTGGGTTTAGTTTATCGTTAATGAGCCCTTTCATCTCCTCCAGGGCTTCTTTTGCTAGGTGGGGCCTCTGTCCTGCAGCCGTTCTAGCAATACTAAGCGCCCTTTTTTGAAGTTTTGCTAGATTTTCCTTTGTCGGCGGGTTCTCCGCGAGAAGCTCCTCAAAATTCAACTTAAAGGTGGTCACTAATTGAGGCACTTCATTAGCTAGGTCTGGCTTCTGACTCGCTGGGGTGATTTTACCCTCGATGTACTTGGGCATCTTAAGGCTTTTTGTGGCCTTAAGCTGAGCCTCTAGGACTTCTATTCTTTTAGCACGCAATATCTTCTCATCAGAGTTTGGGTCTAGTTTGTCTTCTAGCTTTAGGTCAGCTAGTTTCTTCTCAATCTTAGCCACCGCTAAGCCTACTTCGTCCCTCTCCACTGCTAGTGCGCTTCGCAGTGCCTTCCGGCCTAGCTCCGCTCTCGCCGCTCGCACCTCATCTACCTGGACCTCAGTTAGGCTTATGCCTGCCTCCTTTAAGGCATTCTCGAAATCCTCCTGTTTAATTCTTTTGCCCTCTAGAGCCTTCAGCTTCTCTTTAACTAACGCTTGCTTTTGCTTAGACAATTTAAGGGTCGATAGCGCTTGCTGCATGGTGGTGTCGTCCATGGCGAATCCAGTGAGGATTTTCTCCGCTTCTAAGTCGGTTAGATCCTTGCCAGTTTGCTCCTTGATAAACTCTCTTATCTTGCTCTTCCTAGCCTTTTCGCCATCCAGCTTATCCAACTCCTCTACCAGCCTGTCATGCTGGGCATCTTTAATGAGCATATCTGCATTATGCCTCTCAGATGCCCTGTCCTCTTCAGCGCTTTTTGCCCTAACATCCAATATAGCCCTTGCAGCTTTAATGCCTCCAGGCGTAGTGCCATGATCCTTTAAGAACTTCTTGTAGTCATCGCTTTCTGCTATTTTATTTTCCGCTGCCCTCGCAGTGATAGCTCCCTCTTTAACCCTTTGCGCCAATCTAGCGCGTTCAAGCTCCAGCCTTGCTACGCGAGATTTGTTCTCTGCGTCCAGGCTATCCTTGTATAGCTTAGTGTATGCAGCCTCGGAGTCGCGAGAAACGACCAGACCCGCTCTTTTTGTGTACGTCTGCCCCATTAGCTCTGTTGCTGCGGCATAGCCATTGATAGCTTGAAGAGCCTTAGCCTGAGCGGCAGTGGGCTTCTCGATGTTCATAAGGAAAGCCATACTCCTCTGACCCTTAGGCAGTGCGTTTAAAGCGGTGTCTCTCCTTGTCCTCGCATTCTCCCAGTGGCCAACCACCGCTGGTTCAGTCGCTCGGAGGTCGTCTGCAACCTTTTCGACCTTCTTGTTTTCTCTTCTGCCCTTAACCTTTCCTGGGACCATAATCACCCCGTCCCTATGCCTAGTGCGCCTGTAATGGCTATTACCTCCAGAAGAACGTCTGGCAGCAGGTTTGCTGCTACCAACTAATAAATCCGTTGGGCTGTCTATAGTATCTAGATTACCTATGTCGGCTAACTGATATGGGTTTCTTACAGTGACGTTCTTACGACGCCCCCTTCCAGTGGTAATCTGTTCTGTTTGCCCTAATTGGCGACCCACAATCGGAGCGTATGCCTGTACTGACTTCTCCTTCAATGACCTGCCGTACTGATCTGCTGCCCTGCCCAGCATACGACTCTCTGCTGTCTCAGTAGGCTTAGGTGCCATGTAGGTTGGCTTGGGTAAAGACTGCTCAAGGTAATCCCGCCTAAGCTGGCTAAGCCTCTCTCGCTCCTGCTTCGCAGCTACCTCTGCAAATTTATTAGCTAGAGGTTCCGGCAAATTGGTACTTGGGATTTGCATTGGCCCAGCCACTTGATAGTCTGCAATCTGCCGTTGGCGTTCCTGCCCTCTCCTAGCAAAGTCAGCTTGAGCCGCAGCTATTGCCTCTTGTGCGACTGCCTCTTGCATTTTGTATTGCGGATCGAAGTGGCGCTTTTGGGCATCTAGCAGGAACCTGTCTCTCTCTGTAAGGACATCCTTGTTCGCCCTGTCACTCGCTGACTTCTTTCTTGCCTCTATCTGGCTAGGTGACAACTGATCGTATAGCCCTTCACCTAAATACTTAAGCGCTGGGTTTATAAACATACCTGCCAGTTGTATGTTCTGCCCTCGTCTTTGAGTTGCAGCTTGTAGCCTAGCTATCTCTCTAGCCCGTCTATCTTCATCGCGGCTAATAGCTGCGGAGAGTGCTTGTGTGCCGTACTTAATGGGCATTATCTTGTAGTCCTTGGGTTAAGTTCTTTACCTAGTTTAGAGTTAGCTATAACAGGCGTCCTCTTGGTCTTATCCTTGGGCTTAGCCTTAGGCTTTAGTTCAGCCTTTGCTGCTGCCATAGCTAACTTGCTTAAGCGCGTTTCTTCTTCTTCTTCTTCTTCTTCCTCTTCCTGAGACTGGATAAAGAGGATGTTAGGCTTCTTCTGAAGCATATCATTAAGAGAGGATAGGCGTTCCTGCATTAGTGTGATTGCGTTTTTCATTTCCTACCACCACCCCGTGTCTTCCCAGTCATAGTAATCATTGGCACCATCCACGTATGTGGGACCACCAGGATAGAAGGTGTCTGTAGCATCCCAGTATGCCCCAGTGCTCTCCCCAAATGCCCCATGCTCTGAATGACCTGATCCGGTATATATTTCTACGTGCGGCTTGCCATCCTTCATAGTCTTCGCAAAGGTCAAACCATTGCCAAACACAACCGCACCACCTTCCGTCATGGGACTGCCAAGGTCAATGCCATATTCGTCTTCCACATAGTCAGAGAAGCCTTCCCAGTACTCTTGAGGAGAAATCCCCGACTTGACTGTTGCGTCATATGACTCCAGCATGCCTACTGCCCTATTGCCAGTCTGACCTGGAGTTACACCCATGAGGCTACCACCAGACAGGTAGTCCATCTTGCCATTGGCATTCTTAGTGATCTTGGATATTGCCGCTAAACCCGCCTTTGGGTCGCCAGACTCCAAGGCAGCAGAAAGCTCATTTCCCAACGCCTCGATAGCGCCATCTTCCCAATCGTACTTCTCCTGCAACGCCACCATAAAATCTGCACCACCCATAACTAGGTTGTACATCTCTATCTTCCACTGCTGGTCTAACGCAGCTTTTTGCATTTTCTCCGCATGGTCCCAATCACCCTCCTTCATCGCCGCTTGCATCTCCATCTGGATGGACTGCATCCACAACTCTGAGTTGCGAAGCTTACGCTGGAACCACAACTTAGACTTCTGATCGTTAACGTCTGCCAATATCTTAGCTCGGATATTACCCATAGCTACACCTCTAGCACCTGTGCCAGTAAGGCCCATAGCTGCCATCTGAGCATCCATCATATCCATCTGCTCCTGCATGGCCAAGGTAGCTTGCTCGTCAATCGACGCATACTGGGAGTCAAGATCTTCTTGAGAGATGTACTGGTCGCCTGACTGAAGCTTTTCGTGCAAAGTGGCAAATGTACTGTCTTTGTATGGAGCCTCCGACTTCTTCTTTTTATACTCCTCCGACTCCTTCCACTCTTTCAGGCTACTAGTCTCACCCGCTGCTTTTGCTGCTGCATAGCCACCATCGCTATAGTCCTTATCAAAGGTCTTATCTAACTCACCCGCTGCTTTTGCTGCTGCATAGCCACCGTCATTGGGGGCAGGTTTGTACTGGTTCAGGCCTAGAATAGCCGCTGCTGAATCTAGCGACACTGGCTCACGCCGCTCATCTCCCCCTCTATCTGGCGCGGGTGGAGGTCCAAATGGAGCTATACTAGGTATATATGGCGCATCATAACGTTTCGCTGGTGCCACAGGTGCTAATGGTGCTGCCTTCACTACAGGCTTAGCTTGTTGGGGCTGTTGGGGCTGGGCTTGTTGGGGCTTAGCCTGTGCAGCAGCGACTGCATATGGGCTAATGTTTGGACCTACAGTACCCCTACCTAAAGGAGGTAAAGGTGCCTTCGTAGCCACTGGCAGGTTACGACTGGTCTGAATCATGTTAGCTCTGTTATCCATATCTACCTCGGTTTATACATGTTCTCTAATGCATATTGGGATGCATCGGTTTCAAAGCGGAATTTAGGCAGTTGAGGAACCCCCATGCTGGGGTGAACCATAGGCGTCTCCGCTACTACCGGATTAAAAGACGGAAGGGATTCTAAGCGACGCCGCTCCTCCTCCTCCTTGCGCAATTGCCTTGCTCTATTTGCCTCACTGCGGGCTTGGTGACCCTGCACAAAAGTATTAACTGTGCTGAATAGACCCCCTAAAAACGCTCCAAGCATGCTACCTCCTAGGTATGTATTTTCATTTTGTAGGTGAAGGCTACACTGGAATGATATATCTGATCAGGCGTATCCCCAGCATTAGGGGCGCTTGTCTTCACTATTCCGTATGGACCCCCTTGCCAAAAGACAAAAGTCAACCCACCTGCACCTGCGAGGCTGGACTGCGACCATGATGTGTGCGTTGTGGTGCCCGACCCTGTAAATAGAAGCGTGTTATTGGACCCCGTGCTGCCAAGGTCAGCATTAAGTGAACCCAAAACTTCTGACGAGTCATACAGCATTGACATGTATAGTTTAGTGTCTGAGTGCGCTACATGTGTAGCCTTTATGCTAACAGGATACCAAGTCTGACCCGCAGGCACATCAAGGTTAGTGCTGTAGCTGAATATCTTTGTATTGTCTTCTAGGTAGATATTGGGGATTGGGATCACAACTGTATTATAGAAATACGGAGTGCTTAGGTTAGTTGCATCCAGGTTGCCATTAACTACGCTAGTGATAGCAGAGAAGTTGGAATTAACATGGCTAGCGTTAGCCGTAGTTCCTGCCGTAAATGAGTTAGGTATTGTTATATTGCCCATTGCTACCTCACAGTTACTGTGCCGACATTTCCGGCATTAGAGTTAGTGCCACCCTTATATGATATTCCACTAGGGCAGACATTCCCCACAAAAGTAGACCGACTAGTAGGATCATCTGCATATATGCTCCCGCCAATCGTGATGTTCCCCATGATAATAGCAAAACTAGACGCCTTTAACTCCACTAAATATGTTGCAGGGTTTGCAGTTACCGTCCTACAGCATTTCATTAAGAAGTAATCACTACCATCTACCTCAACCAAACCACCCACGTTTTCAAATACAACGTCTGTCACTTTGGCTCGCTCCCCGCTAATCTTAATAGCATATGCAGTGCTAGCGTCGAACAGTCTTACATTAGAGATGGTGAAGTCATCACCAGTAACATTTAAAAGAGTACCAGTACTTAGAGTATTTGTTATTAACGTCCTTGAATTGCCTAGAATACTAACATTATTACGCGCAATGGGGACTGTCCCATTACAGTAATAGGTATGCGAACCAAGCCTCACTACCCCACCATCGAGTGGCAGATTGCTCACAGCTTGCTCTATGGGTATTCTGGGATCTAAGACAGGGTCTTCTATCTGCCTAAGTATCTCATCCTGCGTGTAGGCATCGTTAATGCCATACACTGAGCTAATGCCAATAGTGCTAAAGTTCATCGCCTAGACTTCCTGGTAAAGTCTACAGCATAGTCTGCTATCTTAATTGGGTTATGGACATCATTAGAACCATCAAACCAGCAAACGCCTATGGTAAACCTCTTGCCACTTACGCTCTTAGGACTGACACGGTTCTCAAATAAGTCTGCCTCATCCCAGTTCATGTAGGGAGGTGAGTAACTAGCAAACGCTCCTATGGAGTGAGGGCTCTTATAGCTTCTTCTTACCACATCCAGCAGAGGCATATCAGCAGTCATGCCCTCGGCCAAGAGCAAAGCCCCATCACCTATGAATGGTAGAAAGTCTCCACCAGAAGCATTCCTAAATACTACAGCGCTAGAGGACACCCCACTGCCCTTTACTACCTCTGACACTGTGCCTGTTGTGCTATTTAGGTCGCTATTATCTCCCCAGTGAGACCCGTAAAGAACACAGTTAGATGCTGTGGCAGTTCCTGGCGTGCCAAAAAGCAATGCCTTGTCACCGGTTACACTACAGTCCATACCTACAACCGTATTATACACCTTAGCATTGTCACCTAGAATATACATACCCATTGGCGAACTGCTGCCATCAGTCCGGTTATTGTATACAGTCGTATTCTTTATTGTAGGACCAGGATTGCCCCCCGTCCCTAAATATATGCATATGTAGGAGGCATTAACAACAAGGCATGACTCTACCAGGGTGCCTGACGCTCCCGATGAATCTGGACCCAGTAAGTAAGCGCTGTTGGCCGCAGTATGGTAAGAACCATCAAACCTTACACGTCTATACGTCGTATTGCTGCCCATCCCGGATAGGCCATAATAGCCAGAGGTTTCGACTATCATGTCTTCAAACAGGTGACCACCATTGTCGAGATAACCACCATGCCCCGCACCGCTCGAAGAGCTAAATGGCCCAGTGTACCTAAGCTTAAAACCCTTCATCGACATATTTGTGCAATTGTTCATTGCAATGGTCTTATCGCCACCCACGCCATCAGGGTTAGAGTAGTAAACGTCATACAGGTCTGGGTTTTCCACGTCGCCTAGAATGGTTACGCTGTTTAGCCCTGTCGGTGTAATCTTTTCATCTACGCTATAGCCGAGACCAAGCTGTATAGTGTCTCCATCGCTTACTGCTCCTGCTGAGAGGGCTGTTTGTATAGAGGCATAGTCCCCTGGGACATTAATCGTTGCCATCTTCACCCTCCAGGCGTCCATTAGCGTCGTAGGTAAGCTCGCTAATTAGGTTACCATCCTCATCCCACTCCTGGTGTAAGCCGATTGGGATATTATGTGAGTATTCCCCTGTACGCTTAACAGACCCACTAGGATACGTTATCGTAACAACGCCATGAGTCTTGCCATTTAGCCTAGTTCCTTTAGCAGTACATCCGTCGCTTCGTAGTATTGTGTATGTTTCCATGCTTAGCCCCAGTCATCTCCCCAGACCTTCCCGGTATGGTTAAAGTGGGTTGGCATTGTCCCAGTGGAACGTCTGCCTTCTATAGGCTCTACACCCTCAACAAACCATGTAGGCTTAGTTGCATAGTCACCTGTCGGGAACATGCTAAACCTTAGGTGCCGGATGTGGTGCTCATCTTCAGCCTCAAAGCATGAGGACTCCCAGTATATAGGGATAGATACTGCATGGCTTCTGCCACCAGGGGTTTGCTGGGCGTCTATGCCACCACCATACCTATATAACTTGTTCCCACCCGTAGTGTATATGACAGGCTCTTTGCCCTCCACAGCATACGCTGCGTCTGACATGATAGATGACGGTGTAAACGCCAAAGCACCGGACCTTGATGTCCCTGGAGCCAGCCTTACATAGTATGACCAAGCACCTATCTTGTAGTTTAATACCAATATAAGGCTATAGTCCTCTTCCTCGACTGGGATGCCGAACCAGACTTGATTCTTATGAGATATGTCTACAGCAGAAATACCATTGAGTCGGTTCTTATCTGCCTTGAATGGATACCCCAGCGTTGATAGCAACTCTTGCGGTACGGAGCCATTGCCGCCTGGAAGACGCTGGTTGAATATTCCATTGGTGAATAAGGAATCTACTCCAGAGGAGATTTTAGTAGCTGAGCCTTCAGCAAACATATAGATACCATCTACTCCAGCAAAGAATACCCCAGCCTTTGTAGCGACTATGCTCTTATGTGATACACACCCTATGCCTGGGACTAGCAGATCTATACGTGCTGCATTAGGGTTCCAAGCCGCAGCCCCTAAGTCTCCTCGCACTGCCCATATGTTTACATCGGTAAAGACTAATAGCATGTCGCTAACGCTAACCATGCCGGTAATCTTCTCTCTACTGTCTACGCCGAACTCATGACCACCTCTAATGCCTAGAGGGTCAAATGGATCGCTAAATGCAATGTGCTGGCTAGTAACATTAATACTCGTCCTGTCTACGCTGAGTATGCTCTCAGTCAATGCGTTCTGACCGTCAGGCCAGGATGATGAGAGATCGAACTGCTGCAGATGACCGAACCCAGAATAATACATTCTGGCTCTGTGCCACTCTGCTATCGTACCCTTTGGGGTGCTAGTCCAGTAGAACCATGAAGAGTAGGCAGCTATGTTATCGTCCTCGGAACCACCACCCATCTTTGCTTTTCTTACAGAAGTCTTGTCAGTACCCTTCCATATGTAGGAGTTATGAGGGGTGACTATGAGGACGACGTTCCTCTCCTTCTTATGAGGAACTCTAAATATGTTACATTGCCAGTCTTTGTCTTGGGGTTCCCCATGAGTATCAGTCAGGTTAATGCTAGAGACTAAGCGACCATCAATGTCAAAGATGTCTAGGTAAACGTCCTTCTCTGCGGCATTGTAGCCAGCGACAAATACAAAGGACTCTTCGTTGACAGACTCAAATATAAATACCTGTCCATTGTCAGGCTTAATGTCAGCGGCTTCATTTAATGTAGCTGCACCAACAACCATAAACCCTTCTCTAGGCTCGATATAACCATTCGAGAAGTCCACATTAATAGCGCAGCGAGAATGCCCAGGTTGATTAAGGTGGGTGCGTTCCTCTACGCCTAGCCAAGGCCCCTTAACCTTCATTAGTAAACTATCCCAGTGATGAGCTTCTTGGTTCTGGTCTTGGCCCCAGTAAAGGAGCGGATGTATTCGTCTATCTTCTGCTGGGTAAGCATTAAGGCTTGATTAGGCTCACGCTCCTTCGCTGACATAAGGGTCACGAGCACCTCAATAACTAAATCCTCATACTCTGGCACCACATCGTCTAATACCTTTGTAACATCCTGCGGGAACGGAACATACTGTACATATAGAGGCTTAGATGTTGTAGGTGGTGGAACTAGCTTTAGGTTCCCACGCTCGTAGCACCAGTATGGTGACTTAACATATGAGCCTGGATGTGTGCCAGAGTATGCTGCGGCACTTACCGTGTTGATCTCTTCAAGCTCAACAGGCTTATTAGCGTTAGTGACTGCTGCTGCATTAGGTAGGGTAGCTACACTTAAGAGTCGTAAGGGTTTTGTGGATGCCCCCTCTGCTGTAGTCAGGGCAGTGCTTAAGTCATAGGACTCTGTGTCTGCTGGGTATGTAATTGCTGTTGTCTTACTTAGTAACTTAGGATCAACGGCAGATAAACGATACCATACAAGCCTACTTGCCCGTCTAGCTAGAAGTGTCTTTTCAGAGGTGGTCCAGAAGCTGCCATCACTAGGCTCATCTAGTAATACTAGCGCCTCACTAATTACGTCGTCTAACGTCAAAATACTTCCCCATAGGTCGGGGAGTATTACGAATGGGCTTATGGTACGTAATCTCTTCCCTGAACTTAGAGTATACTTCTCGGAGGAATGCCCTACCTTCCTCCTTCTCTGCCTTCACTCGCTTTTCATGCTCGGCTTGCTCTATACCGAACTGCCTATCTTCCCATGTACCCATATAGTCCCCTGACATCATGTCATGAGAGCGTAACCAATCGGCTATTCTACCCACATCGGGGTCTAGGTACACACTGTCTGGACCTTGCCAAACATAAAAAGGCTTCAGGAAATTAATAGTAGTAGCTGAGTCCCCTTCTATATAGACATCTTCGGCTTTATAGCAGAGAACCCAGCGATCTACTTCTGGATCATAAGCTAATGCCACAGGCCACGAGGGAGATACACCTTTAGAGGGTGGATATAGCTCATGGATTTGCCTTGTGCGTTCAGCGTCTTCGCGTAAACGTTTACAGCGTTCTATGACATGCTTACTAATCATTAGTCAGGAGCACCAGTGGATAGGCCTTCCTTAGTAACAAGACCTGCAAGTGCAAAGGAAGAGTTAAGGTCTAAATCACCCGATGCATTCTCAGCAAGCCCGATGTGGCAGTTCATAATTGAACAACCCTGGTAAGCACTGGGACCACCATCTGTCTGATCTAAAGCAAGCAAGACCTGACCACCACTATCTGAGTCATATAGAACGCAATCGTATATGTTCAATGACTCAACAGTACCAGACGAAGCAGCACTCGTTAGACCGTCATGAGCAGTGATAGCACCCTTCTTACCCTTTAGGTGACAACGGCGAATAGTCACAGTGCTAATGCCGCTACCCTGACAGTGAAGGTTGATAGCCTCTCTGTATAGGTAAAGGAAATCACAGTCTTCAATCAAGACGTACTTTGAGCCTGTCTCAATATTGACACCAGAGGTATACCCATCATCATCGCTACCAGCATCAATGAAGCTACAGTTCTTAATCGTCGTATGCTGAGCGCCTACGATGTTAATGCCAAAGTTTGAACACTCATCGAAACGATAGCCATTGGCGGCTGTAGACTCGTCGCTCATTATAGGCTTAAAGCAGATGTCCTGAATCGTACAACCATTAGCTGCCACTCGGATTAGGTTACTGCCCTTCTCCCCATTTGGAGCAGAAATAAAGGTGCGATTAGAACCAGAACCCATAAGCGTAACATCAGAGGCATTAATGTATACCTCGCTACCAATCTCATGAGTGCCTGGAAGCAAAAATACTCGGTCACCTCTACCTGACGTACATGCCGCTAATGCTCCATCTACGCTGGTAAACACCATCCCTGGACCCTTACCTGCAATGCTTTGCATAAAGGCACCTGAACGTGAGTAACCATACGGCGTAACAAAGAATGTACGTCCATCCCCAAGGGAGGCAGACATATACTCTAAGAGTTGCCGTTCTCTACCATAAGATACTGACATTTATATTACTCCTTACTCGTAGAGGCTACCCTCATCAACTGCGATATCTTCAATAACAAAGTTACGCTTACGGTCGGTTACACCAAAGTTTTTGTAGAGCTTACCGAATGCAACCATTGCATCCTTACCCTTCTCCCACTTCCAGACAGTACCATTAGACTCATCCCATTGGAAGGCCTTAACGATAAAGCATTTCATGGAGCTAGGGTCAATACCCCAGAGCTTACCATGTCGAGCCTGACGATCAGCATATACACGGACTGGCTTAGCACCACCTGCATACTCTAATACAGACCAACCAGCAACTAGCTTCTGAGGAGCATAACGCTCTCGACCTAGCGACTTAATGTGAAACAGGAATGAGTCTCGTACAGAAGTATGTGCAACTGCAAACTCAGTGTTACCATTGGTACGGTCAGTAATGCGGTTAAGAGCCTGTTGGAAGAGAACCTCATCCAAAGGACGCTTAGTGCCACCGTTACTTAGTACTGATGCTTTCCATTCAGGATAGTCTGCCGCTGGATCAATGCCCTGGAGAGCACCAGTGCCTACCAAGCCAGTAAGACCCATGACCTCTTGACCAAATGAATGTGTACCAGCGGTGTTAGCATCACCTCGAACGAATACATCTGTGGCAACGGGAGCGGCTCCACCTACCTTAGATACAACAAACTCGTTGTATGGCGAAGAGTCACTCACTGACTTAATATAGCCATAACCCGTGCCCACTGGAGCGGGGGCTGAAAACCCTGTCTTAGGAGGCCCAGCACCTTCTGTGCCAGCATCATACTGACCCCAAGCAACCCACATGCCAGGACGTAGGCACTTAGTAGTGTTCCAAGCCCAACCAGTAAAGTTGGTAGGGGAGTCTCCAGCATCTTCTGACAGGATGGTTACTGTAGAATCATCACCAGATGTAGAAGGAATATCCTTAACCTCGCAAAGGATGCCCTTGCTATCACCATAAGCCTGTCGGCCTAGGTCATAACGAAGGTCCATAACGGCATTACGGATTTGGTCTTCCTTAACACTAGCCCATGCACCTGCTTGGTCTCGTGTCTGAGCATCTGCTTGACCAGTAACCTTAACAGAACAGTATAGAGACTTATTAGCCACGATACTCTCTGCATAGGTCAATGCACGACTCTCTGGAAGGGTAGCGTCCTCACCACGAGCACCTACACTTTCCGATGAACGCATATGTACTGGCACTTGGTGTTGTTTACCCGTCCAATACTCTTTAGTTTTCTCTAACTCGCCTAGAAGCACTACTTCCCGGTTTAGGGTCTGCACAGCCTTTGCTGCATAGTAGATCTTCATAGCCTCAGCGAAGTTAGTAGTATTCTGCAGTGTTGCAGTTGGATCAAAAGCCATCTTTACTCCTTATTTCACTCCATACTTTTGTAGTAGGTACTTCCTACCAGATTTCCAATCTTTACTATCACCAAAAACCTCCGACAACCCCTTGTTATCAGATGATGCTTTTGAAGGAGCAGAGGCTTTACTTACACTAGTTGGAGGTTTTTTCTTCCCCCGTCTAGATCTTACGCGACTAACGATTGCATTATGAGTTTCCCTAGCGATAGCCTTTAAGGTCTTTTGACCCCCTAACGCATGGTATTTTGCAAGGATAGTTTCTGGGTCTGCGTAATGATATTGGTCGCTTAATGACTCAGCCTGAGTTGTTAACTGTTGTGCTCGAGCTTGTAGTGAATTAGCCCGTGTACTCTGTTCCATAGAGGCTAGTCGTTGCTCTAAAGTATGAGCCTTCTTAGCTTCCTCAACAAACTTACGTTTAAGAAAGTCAAAGCGTGGGTCTTCCTCATACTCTGGAGGCAACTCAGGCATATTGGCTAAAGGGTTATACTCTTCTTGAGGTTGCAACTGTTGCTGCATCTGCTGATTCATCTGCTGGAAATGCTGAAGCTGAGCTTCATACTGTGCTTTTATAGCAGCCAGCTTTTCATCCTGATCTGCCACAGCTTCAGGCTCAATTTCAGATTCAACCTCAACCTCCGCACCTGCCATCTCAACTGGTTCATCCAACGCTTTAATACTCTCAGGTACATCTGGTTCTCCACTAGGTAATGCTGGGGGCTTTACAACCTCTCCAGCTTCCATTTTAGCTACCATATCTTGGACTGCATCGTCATTCATTATACTATCTCCTCTTGACCTACACCTGGGCCTTTAGGGGTTTTATCTGGTCCTAGAGCATTGTTAAGCTCTGGCGTTCCTCCTGGTAGCTTAGGGCCTTCTGCCCCCATAATACCAGGAAGTTCTTGCTGAAGCTGTTGAGATTCTTGTACACCTACACCAGCATCTAGACCTAATGCATGAGAGTATACAGGGACACCCTGGGCCTTTTGGGATGCTTGATGCATATGCTGGGCAATATGTTCAAAGAATGCTTCCTGCCTTTCCTTGGGCAGTGAATTAAACTCTGCCGTATGAGCTTGCTTTACATGCTCACGCATATGTACCTGATCGTCCTCAAAGAACCTTACCTCTAGCTCTGCACCCTCATAGAAGTGCATATGCTCTAGCCTTGAACGACGTACATGCATATCCTCATGAGGGTCTGCGCTGTCATAACCATTCTGACCTAGCATCTCTCGTATCCTTAACTGGACCATAGGGTCTTGCATGTTTCCATATACACCTAACTGAGCATACTGAATAATCTGCTCTCGCGTGTAAGAGGGGTTTCTAGGCAACATGCTACCAGCAACAATCTCTACCTCTACATCCTGCAAGTCTTCAGCATGTACGGTATAGACCTCTGCTTCTCTGTTAGGACCAACAACCTGGAAAGTTGCAGGGGCTTCTGCAAAGTGCATCCAAAGGTAACAGATGCCCTTAGCCATATCCTCTACCATTCTCTCCATAGAAGATACAGTGGGACCAAGCTTGCTTTCATCAAGGTCAGATAGATAGCCCATAGCTCTACCTGATGTAAGGTTACCCGCCTTACCAGTGCTAATCTCATGCACCCCTGTTATATCGTACATAGAAGAGAGTATTCCCTCTACCATCTGCCAAAGGCTACTGGGTATAGGTACTGGCTCGATTCTAGCAGGAGGAGGTCCATAGTTGGGGTTGTATTCAATAACTTGGTCCGGTCTGCCTCCCTCAATTGGTGACCTAACAGACCCAGCAGGCATAACCCAACTAGGATTAGTATGCATATTGCGTAGCTCAATCGCTTGAGAGACTGTTCTGTTGAGTTCTCGCTGCTGGTCAATAACATCTTCTACCGTCCCTACCCCAAAGAACCTACCACCACTGCCCTTATCTCTCATCATAGCAATGCTATAACGACCGTTGATAAGCACTTCCTCAGAGAGGATGTAATGATTATCTAGCAGGAATATACGCCTTCCGTCTGGATAGTCACCTGTTGGAGCTTCCTCGTATTCATATATTTTAATTATGTCTTCTTTATGGCTTTCCGTTTGCGTATATCCAGCCAGTTCTCTTCGTATCTGCTCGTACTCTCCTGTGAACTTATGCTTATGAGTCTTAGCATAGTCATCTATAAGCTTTGTCTTTGCTGGGAACTGCTCTTTAGCATGGTCTATATGCATTGAGTGGGCTACTGCTATCCACTTGCACTCATCGAGATCTGTAGCATTCCAGTCTGGAAATACATCCCAAGGCTCAATTACACGAACTACTGGTGCCCCACTAAAGCCTATTGTTAAATCTTCCCCAGTGTCTGGGTCCAGCACTGTTATAGGTAAACCCCTGTATGGTTCCCAACTCCACTTGATAAACCCAGTTCCCGTTACCACTGCCCACCATGCGGCTGCACGTATCTTGTCTTGATACTTTAACAGCCTGTGTAGGTATTGGTATAAGCCATTTACTATGACTGCCTTACTCTCCGCTGGCATGTCTGCCTTTCTAGGCCTTGCGGTAATGCCTGGGTCTGACCGTGTTAGCTTTGCTATAAGCGTGTTCACGATAGGTCTAATCATGTTGTGAGTGATTCTGATTCTATACGAAGGCATCTTAGGAACTAACCCTGAGCCACCCCTGTATATGCTGTATTGATCACCGTTCGTAAATGCTATATTCGTATGCCACTTGTCAGCTAACTCACGCTTGTAATCTTCACAGGCTTCAACCTTCTCACGGATATGCTCTGCTAGCTTCTGATGCTTCTTGCTTTGCTTAAAGTCCACCTGTCACCTCTATGTATGTATAGTAGTCTGGGTCCACCTTATCAGGGCTGGTGCGAGCAAGCTCGGCTTGTTCTGCTGCCCAGGCTGCATTGTCTCCAGGCAAGCCCTCAGGGAAGCTTTCTAAGGGGCCATAGTATCGCTTATCAGTTTGGAAGGACTCAGGCACAGGAGTAGCTTGCAAAGGCTGTTTAGGTTTCTCCTGCACCCTTTGTCCTAAGTGTATTAATATTTCCCCCGTGAACTCTCGTATCAAGCCCACCAAGGTACTTCCTCTTCTTCTAGTTTTGGACATTTTCTATCAAATACCTCACTGACTCCTGCCATTCTGGAGAAGTCTACCGTTGGTTTATCTTCTTGTATTGCTGGTATACCACGCTCAGACTGTAACTGATAGATATCACAAGCAATGGCTGTTGCCATGACAAGGTCATCATTCTTACCACTTGCAGCCTCTGGCTTACCTGAGCTACCCCTTACAAAGTGTAGCATTTCATTTAGCAACCTATGGTCGAATATCTCTATCTCCCCGCGTCTCCATAATACCGAGAAGGCATTGATAGCGTAGTTCCTGGTACGCTGGTTGGTATCGTAGCCTAACAGGTTCCTTTCATCGAAATTGATTTTACCAACCTCTGAAAACCGTCTGAATATAGGCTGTTCTGGGAAAGATGAGACTAGCTCATTGATAGTTACCAACCCGAAACTATTACGTTCCGGCACTAATAGACCGTTGTTGTAGATCCTACTAGCTAATGCCATCTGACCGGCGAGGAAGTCTGGATATACCTTAGACCTATACGTTGCCACTATTCTACAGGTAGCCCTGTCTAGCACCACTATAGCAGAGTAATCCTCTTCCTTAGACTTGCCACCTGATGCCGCATCACCAGATATAATGTACTGATGAGTACGTTTAGGCTTTTCAATTACTGTCCAGCCACCACCTATTCCACCACCATCGCTGACGAAGGTAGGTACATCATCTATTAAATCTAAGGTGCAGTACCTCTTTACTGGCTTTAAGTCTGCTATAGCCTTCTTACGCTCGTTAATCTTACCTGTGAGGAATACAGGCCTCCCTGACATAATAAACGCTTGTTCAGGCGTTAAAGGAAACTCCTCATCAAATCTATCCTGATCACCATTACACTTGTTAGCTAACGTATTGCGCCAGAACCTCACCTTACTAGGTGTTAACCTAAACTCACATGCCCTATCATACTCCAGTGGCGTATAGTTTAGCTGAGTAGAGATTTCACGAGCAGCGACCCTATCACCATCATCTATAGCCTCAACGAACTGAGCATGTAACCGTTTCTCTATCTGCTGCTGCTTCTTGGTTGGGGCTTCAACATTGAACTCCTGCCTACGGTCTGCCCATGAATAGAATTTAGGTGCGAAATAGGTATCTCCAGATACCGAATTAAGCCACTGCTCGTGAAAATAATTACCTGCACCCCTAGCCGTAGATTCTAAGAATACAAATGTTCCAGGCACATCAGGTACAGAGTTTAACAAAGCCTGAGCAATGTCTGCCACAGATGACTTAACACGCCCAGTACCCCAAGATGGAACCTCTGACAGGTGTAAGAAGGTAGGAGTTGCACCACGCTCCTTATCAACACTACCACCCTGCGTTCTGCATTGGAATGTAGAGCCATTAGCCCATGCTATTCTATTACCCTTAACCTTCTCACCCAGGCTAGGTCCAACCTCTGCGTGCATGTTCTCTACAATACGCTTACCTATACCAAAGATATACTCTGTAGCACTCCTATGGTGAGCTATTGTTAATGCCTCTGAGTGGGGTGTCCACTGGCAATGGTGAACAGCTAATGCCTGTATCAAGGTAGAGAACCCTAGCTTACGCGACTTGAGTATTATAATGCGTACATACCCAAGCGTATCTAGCTGATGCTGTATTGTGTTTAGAAGGTCTATCTGCTCAGGGTTTAATGCAAAAGGGACTAAGCCAAACTTACCCGTCTTCTCGTTAAGTGAGCGTATCTTATACTGGTTTTTAGCGCAGAATATAAAATCATTCTTGCATTTCGTTATGTATTGCTTCTTATTCATTCCAAGGCGTATCCTTGATTTCTCTTCTCTTAGCTAGTGAAGCATGCTTAGCAGAGTTAGACAGGATATTTTGTTCCATTGCAATAATCTGTAGGTATTGTTTATATTTCTTTTCATCAAGAGTACCATCGTCATTAAGAGACATTTCTCTTGCAAGTCGTAAGGATTCTGGACCGTGAAGAGCCACAGCCATATGCCAGTCATCGCCCATAGAAGCTACTGCCGTAGCGAAACCACCTATAGTAACTATCGCATCATCTTTCATTGGAGTTTACCATGAGTCAATCTACCACTGCCATTGCCGTAAGGCCTTTAGTTGCTAACAGAATTAGATTAGCATCAGTTAGGCTCGGTTGTACACAAGAAGCGTTAGCGACCTTTGCTGGCGAAATGATTATTGGAAACCTTAGACGGCATGTTGGGGATGATAGATACACATTATGGAAAGGCAGTACACGTGTTAAACGTGAAGCTGCAAAGAACCTTGAATACGTTAAGTTACGGTCTGGAACTGCCAACAGGGTTAGGGAATGGGCTGCGGTATTACAGCTTCCCAGTGGGGTCTTGTTTGATGCTTGCCTAGATATTATATCTGCCCAGTTGCTTCGAGATCAAATGAAGCCCCTTAGTGCTACAAGAGGTAGCCTAGTTACTGGGTTTTGGCCACATGTGATTAAAGAGGCTATACGTAAGACAGTCCAAAGGGACATTGAATGGAGGAGAGATAATGAGTGATATATTACAAGGCTTAAAGCTACCTACCCAGGAAGCTGTTAATGTGCAGGAGTCTAACCTGACTGACCCATTTCCTGGGTGGAAACCTACGCCATTGGGTAAGAACATTATCTGCATGCCAGAGGAGAAGAAGGACTTAAAGGTGGGTAACATCATACTTCCATCTAACCAGAACTCTAAGGCATTGAAAATGTTCAAGGTTCTTTATGTAGGTACTGAGTGTGAGCGTATAGAGGTAGGCGACATTATCGCATGCTCTCCATATTCAGTTGATAGAATTGGTGGTCATTATGTAGTCCTCAAGGAGGATATGGTTATGGTGAAGCTTGAAAATTGTAGTTAATATACCGGATGAGATACCGGACGATTATGAAGATATACTAGCCCTGATTACGCACTTTAGCGATGTTGTGTTTGCTAAGGCCTATAAAGAGATATTAGGTGAGTCTGCGTTTATGATAGGCGGGGAAGTCCCTCGTTCTAGGCGTGCAGCATTAGGCTTGCTTATGGGCCAGTTGTCTATGTTAGGATGGGACTTGATAGAGTCTAACCCTCTTAAGGATGATGAGGGCAAGGAGGGGGTCTATTGGAACGTTGTCATTGCCAACAAGATTGCTGGTAAAGACATTGTGAGTATAGGCCCATGTGAGTTATCTGCATTGTCTCAAGCAGTAGGGATATTGCGAGACAGAGAAAAACAAAGGATTATGATATGAGAGTATTAGCATTGTTAGTTTTACTTAGCGTGGGTTGCGCTAAGGAGGTCATAGTAAAGAAGGATACCACCATGAAGGTAAAGACTTCTGCGCCTCATAAGATCACTGTTATATCTGACGGTGAGATTGTATTTACCCAAAAAGGGCCTATGCCTCTCAAGCTCGAGGGTCTAGAATGCAAGTAGATACATTTATTGAAGAGAGTATAGAGGCAGGTATGGACGCTATGTTTGAGGAAGATGGGGACGTTAAGACCATTGCCATGAATGTAGCTTATGCTGCTATAAAATACTTTATTGAGCAGGGGTTTATTACCCGTGTAGATCAAACGGTTGAATCAAGTGCATCTGCTACCTTATCTATCCAAGACTGATCTAAAGGTCCATTCCTTGCTATCCCTAGCGAATCACATAGGGTCTGGATTTGGTCGTCCAAAGCATCTCTCTCTTGCATTAGCGACTTTAATACTCGTTTTGTACCATCTAACTCCTGCTTAACCATTGAGTGCAATAGCCAGGGGTCTTCCTCTATTTCTGTCTCTGGGTCCACAGAGGTTATTCCTAGCTTGTTAGAGCTAGACTTCTTGAACTTCCAGTAAGCAGTAACACTTAGATCACTCAGGGCGAATATCTTAGCAGTCTCTGCCATGAACATTGGCACCCTTATGCCAGACTCCTTGTGTATCCACTCAGAATGAAAGGAGGAGCGAGTCAAGAACATGTGGTCATAGATCAATGTACCCTTGAACGGGGTATTATCAATCTTCTGTATCCTCGAACCCGCTCTCTTCCTTCCGTCTACCACTCGTTGTGTTGATAGGTCTATTAGGATCTTCATATAAAGTAGTTAAGCTGTTAGCAGCATTCCTCATTAGCCCTATTGCGGCTTGGTTGATTGCAGGGTCTTTATACGTGAATAACGCTATTACACCCTCAAGCTCATTATCGTTATTATAGTACAGATATTCCTTGTAGCCTATCCCGCTTTGCGGAAGTTTCTCTGCCATTAATGTATCTCCATAACGCCCTATGACGCTTGTTATACTTTAAGGTGGTTCTAGTAAACGCTGCATGCTTTACACACCTACCTCGCTTCTTCTTAATGCAGCACCTTATTCCGCAATTATATATAACAGCCTCATGCCCTGGCCAACGCTTTCTGTATTTATTAAAGATCCAGGCAGCTACTCGTGCGTTTAAATAAGGTTCTAGAAGATCTTTCCGCTTACATATATGAGTACGACTATTACGAATACTTCTACATGGGGAGGTCTTCCCCCGAATATAGGGGTAGTGTATTTGGCCAAGTCCGTATGCCTTACCTGCATCTCCAATGGCTTTAGGCTTGTATCCTGACTCGACGCCGAATACTGCCAATAACCATACAGGAGATATATTATATTCCTGACCTGCTTTAACCGATGCTTTAACCACATGCTCTACATTTCGCTTAGTATGCTGCTGAACTGCCTCTACTAAGACTTCCTCCTGTATAGCTACATACGCTGGTACAGGTGGTGCTGTAAGCATTAAACTTACTGCTGCATAGAATACCATTTGTTTCCTTCCTTTCTTATATAACCCTCTCGCTCAAGCTTAACCAGACGGTCTCTTACGCTGGAGTAAGCCATATTAAGCTCCTCTGCCAACTCGCGAGTGGTATGGTCTTTGACCGCATTTACTATTTCATATGCTGGAACCCAAGTAGCATGAGAGAACCAATTCATCAATGCAATATTTACAGCGTTCTCATTGCTAGGTTCTCCCGCGTACTCTAAACGTCGCTTAGTGCCTATCGGACACTTGTAGCATAAACTCTTCCTTAGACCCATTGCACATACCCTTGTGTACTTATCTATGCAACTAGTCTCACATTCTGGCATTTTGCCTCTAACTCTCTGTAGTTTCGATATACCCATGATGGTGAAAATCTATCCCTAAGTTTACCTGTTTTAGTCTCATGAAACCTAACTCTCTTAGCATAGTCTACTACCCTCTTTACCTCCTCTACGCCATACCTATCTACAAGTACCGCGTATTTATCTATCCAAGACGATGGGTAACGCTTAGAGCGAACCCTGCGAAAATTGGCTATAATGACCTCTGCCTCTGCCCAGACTCGGGTTATACCTAGTATCCTGCGAACCTCAGTCCTCGAGATCCCGCAAACCCTCGAAATTGCAGCAGTTGTCAGCCCCTGTTGGAAAAGAATATTAACATCCATAGCCCCGATTCTCAACCGACTAATGAGGCATGGCAAATTAATCACCTGACTTTTTTACACTGGTCCCAAATCATTCAGGTTTCTGCCTGTGGACAAACTGTGGATAAATCCTCGCCTCTCCCCCTGCCCTTTTTTCTCCCCCCCATACCCCCCCTCTAATAACCCTGACCCCCTCTCCACACCTTCAATAACAAAACCTTGCAGATTGTGGGAATAAGACGCTAATATCACTGGCGTCAGGTTTCATCACTATTCAAATGGCTCTAAAACGAGCAGAAAGGCCCCTAGGATGAAAGGAACATACCGCACCCTACCCCTCGTTAGGCTAAGGGATCTTTGAGACCGTGAAGGACACTTATCTCAAATATCTGGTTGGTCATGCTGCTCCGAGGTTTCTGATGGCTCTGAACGACAAAAAAATAGACAGACGTAATAAGCTGCGAGTAACAGTGTATGGTAACAAAGAAGACTTGCTACTACTAAAGCTACTAGCTAAGGCTCATAGGACTAGTCAGGGAGATCTGCTCAGTAGGGTATGGAGCCTATTCTGTAGGACGCTTAGAACTAGTAGGAACCCTGCTACTGGTGAACCTATACTCTGGGAGGCAGCTAAATATGGACCTATCCCTTCTGAGCTACAGGAGTACTTAGGCGAAGCTGAGAGGCTCTTGAAAAAGTAGGTATTTTTGGTGTATGTGTTTCATGATACACATATTCCCGCCCCCGGCTAGCGCTCCTGGGTACTCCCCCTTCCCCAGTTTCTGACAATGAACACCGTTCACTTAATGGGCGCTTGTCGCTAGATGAAGGCCATTCATTAGTGAAAGTTTACATAATGCCTATTA